GCTGGTAAACTCTTTATTGAATTGATGGGCTACGAAGCCTAGTAACGAGAGGGGGTAACTCCCCCTCTTCTTTTTATAAGGAGATTGAAATGGCAGGTTCTAATATCACGCCAAAAGTCGTCAGTGACGAGAACGCATCTGACGATGATCGTCTTGTAACCGCTGCAAGGCCAGACACAAGTGCGACTATGGCAAACACGACTTTTCTTGGAGACGGCGCTAGAAATGTAATCGTCACCACTACTGGCACTGGAGACAATGCCAAAACTTGTACCATCACTGGCACTGATGTTTTTGGCAATGCTATGACAGAAGTCATAACATCGACAGGCAGTGCAGAAGCAGTGGCGGGTACAAAGCTGTTTTTGACAGTAACTGCTGTTGAGTGTTCGGCAAAATATGCGGCCAATATTAAAGTTGGCTCTGGAACCCTGTGTGCTGAAGCCATTCAAGGAAGCAATCGAATACGGTTAAAAGGTTTCTCGATAGTTTCTGGCGGGACAGCAGGTATCATAAACTACGTTAATGGTACTCCTGAAAGCGGTACGATTTTATTTAAGTCAAGAACCATTGGTACAGACAACACGACACTGGACAGAACAATTCCTGAACAGGGTGTTCTTTTTCAAGATGGCATGACTGTGTCGTACACGGTTGGGACCATTGATATGATGACCTTCTTCCATGGCTGAGAAGAAGAAGAAGAAAAAGAAAGGTAGCATGAAGGGTCATACCATCGGTGGGGGTCAGAAACGACCCACAAAATCCGGCGCGGGTATGACTGCAAAGGGTGTTGCCAAGTACCGTAGAGACAATCCCGGCAGCAAGCTGAAGACCGCTGTTACGGGTAAGGTTAAAAAAGGTAGCAAGGATGCTAAACGGCGTAAGTCATTTTGCGCTAGATCTGCTGGGCAGATGAAAAAGTTTCCAAAAGCTGCCAAGAATCCTAATAGTCGTCTAAGACAGGCTAGGAGAAGATGGAAATGTTAAACGCTCAATTTGTAGCAGGAACCGTTTTTGTAGCCTTCATAGGTGCGTGTGTCGCGGGACTAACATGGATATCGTCAACTCTCATTGAGGTTGACAAGAACGTAGCGGTCATGGCTTTGAAGATTGATACTAACAACGAAAAGATAGATCAGCTTCATGACATGATCAGGCCAATGTGGGAAGAGTTTACGGGAAGGACGTATGATGGCAATCTCGCGAAGTTCGATACCCAAACAGATCTCAAAACCTCCATCAAAACGGAGTTCTAAAGTGCCAAAAGACGCTTGTTATCATAAAGTCAAAGCTCGTTACAGAGTTTTTCCAAGTGCCTATGCTTCAGGTGCCATAGCAAAATGCCGAAAGGTTGGTGCTGCCAACTACGGCACCGGAGGCAAAAAGAAGAAGAAAAAGGGGAAGGCTTCAGGTGGAGTCTTGAACATGAAAAATGGAGGAGCCGCAGTTACTAAGGCAAAGCGGCCATCTAGCAATCCTAATGTTGCTAGAGGGTGCGGTGTTGTCATGAGTAACAAAAGAAAAGCAACGCAGTACTCGTAGGAAAAAATGGAACCCATATCAACAGCGTTAGCTGGCATAGCCTTATTCAAGTCTGCTGTTGATGGCATAAAAGGTGCCATAAGCACGGCTCAAGATGTTGGTGACATCGCCGGATATATAGACAATCTGTTCGAGGGTGAAAGCCAAGTACAGAAAAGACGCAATAAGAAGTCTGGTGTAGGTGTAGGAGATCAGTTTGGTATAAAGTCAGTAGCGCAAGAGATCATAGATGCGAAGCTGGCGAAAGAACAAATGCAGGAAATAGCCTCTATGGTTGACATGCGGTTTGGGCATGGAACATGGGCTGGCATTGTAGCTGAGAGAGCTAAACGTATACAGGAAGCGAAGGAAGCTGCTGCCGCTGCGAGACGCGAGGCTGCTAAACGTCATAAAGAACTGCAAGAGAATATAAAACTTGCATTTATGATAGGTGGAGTGGTTATAGTTGCTGCGGGATTATTTTTTATAATGATGGTTACTATAGCTAGAGGGACTGGTTATTAGATGGCAGTCAGGAAAACGAAAAGTGGGCTGGCGCTCAAGAGGTGGTTCAAGGAGAAATGGACGGATCAGCGCACGGGGAAACCGTGTGGGCGTCGCAAGGGAGAGAAACGGGGCACTCCATATTGCCGCCCCTCCAAGCGGGTTAGTTCTAAAACTCCCAAAACAGGGAGCGAAATGACAGCCGCTGAAAAGCGTAGTAGAATAGCCCAGAAGAAAAGAATCGGTCAGCCAGCAGGTAAGCCAAGGCGTGTAAAAGCAGTAAGGAGAAAAAAGAAATGAAAGATATTCCAGCAGGAAACAAAGGCAAAGGGCTTTCAATGCTGCCTACCTCCGTTCGTAATAACATGGGATTTAAAAAGAAGGGCGGCACCGTTAAAGCCAAAGCTGGTAAGTTTGTTTGCCCACGCAAAGAAATGGCTGGTGCATTAGAAATGCCAAAGAGAAACAAGAAGTCTAGACGAGCCTAAGATGCGTGAACTCATAGAGGAGTGGGTTCACAATGATCTGAGTGTGGTAGACCCGGATATAGGATACGCACCTTGTCCTTTTGCTAAGAAAGCCTTGAGGGATGACAGGCTAAGAGTTGTTGAGTGTATTAGCAGGCAGGATTTATGGGAGACTGTGGCGGTACAGTGTAAGAATTTTAGTAACAAACACTCTGTTATAATCTGTTTGGAAGAGGAACCCAGTCAAACATATGAAGAAGTAGAAGCTGCTTGTATAGCTATGAATGAATGGTTTGCCTGTAATAAACTAGACTTGTGGCTCTTATCCTTTCAGACTGACTTTACTATGGTTTTTATACAAAGATTGTCAGAACTTGATGATGCTAGTAAGATACTTGAGAAGACTGGGTATTATGAAAACTATAGTAAGGAAGACTACCTTAACTTAATTCTAACCAGAAGAAGGAGACGAGAAGATGGTAGGTGCTAAGAAAAAAGCTATGAAGCGTATGCGTGGTGGCGGAAGCAACAAAGTCATGCCTAAAAAAATGATGGGTGGTGGTGCAGCCAAGCAGGCTATGAAGCGACGTATGCGCGGCGGTGGCACTATGAAGAAGATGATGCGTGGCGGTAAAGTCAGGGCTAAGTAATGGCAACGTCGGGATCCAGAGATTTTGATATCGATGTAGCGGAGATCATCGAGGAAGCATACGAAAGGTGTGGACTCGAGGTTCGTACTGGGTATGACACTAAGACTGCTAGACGTTCTTTGAATCTTATGTTTGCTGACTGGGCAAACAGAGGACTGAACCTTTGGACGGTGACTCAAGCTACACAGGCATTAACCTCTGGAACCGCGACGTATACTTTTACAGCAGCTTACACGGATATTCTAGAAGTTGCTCTTCGTACAAGTGCAGGTGTTGATACTGATGTTAGTCGTATCTCTCGTAGTCAGTATCTGAGTATACCAAACAAGGGTACAACTGGCACACCTAGTCAGTTTTACTTTAGTCGATCTACAATTCCTACAATAACTCTGTGGCCTACACCAGACGATTCTACTGACAGCCTTGTGTACTATTATGTAAACAGGATTCAGGATGTGGATACATTGGTAAACACAGCCGATACTCCGTTTAGATTTTTACCATGCATGGTTGCGGGTCTTGCTTACTACACTGCTATGAAGAAAGCTCCAGACAGAGTTCAACTGTTGAAAGTGGTGTATGAGGAAGAATTCCAACGTGCAGCAGACGAGGACGAAGATCGTGTGTCTTTAAAGTTACAGCCTAGCATACAGTATCTAAGGGTTAACTAATGGCTCGATATGCATCTGGCAAGAAAGCGTGGGGGTTTTCAGACAGATCTGGCTTTAGATACCGTTTGTCTGAGATGATGACCGAGTGGAATGGGATGAAAGTCGGTCCTGATGAGTATGAACCCAAGCATCCACAGTTAATACAGACGCATACAGGCTCAGATCCACAGGCGTTATTCGAGCCGAGGACACGAAACGATAAGATACCAGAGACAGTTGTCTTTCCTATATTTGATCTGAACACCTTCGTATATAAAGAAAATCCCAAGGCTGTTGGCTCCGTGGGTACGGTTACTCTCGGGGGTAGTGTGATTACACCTACCGATGTCACTGGTGTTTCAGCAACGGGTGCCGTGGGCACCGTTGTATTCGCAGGTTCTGCTGTAACAATAACAGCAACATACACCGTGACAGTTGTTAGTACGGGCTATGGAAACAAGTATGCTATAGACGGCGTACAGCAAGACACTGTTAGTCTTTCTGAGGGCAACACATACAGGTTTGATCAGTCAGATAGCAGCAACTCAGGGCATCCTTTAAGGTTTTCAACAACCTCTAATGGTACGCATAGCAGTGGTTCCGAGTACACAACAGGTGTTGTCACTAGCGGAACTCCCGGATCTGCGGGGGCTTATACACAGATAACAGTAGCCAGTGGCGCTCCTACATTGTACTACTATTGTACAAATCATAGTGCTATGGGCGGAACGGCTAACACACCATGAGCTATACATACACACAGTTAAAGTCTGCAATACAGAACTACGTTGACAACAACGAGACAACTTTTGTTTCAAACCTTGATAGGTTTATCAAAAGTGCTGAAGAACGTATATTTACCAGCGTAGATCTAGAACTTTTCAGAAAGAATGTCTCTGGAGCAATGACAGCTAGTAACCAGTTTCTGGCTGTTCCGGCGGATTATCTTGCCACATTCTCTTTGTCTATCGAAGTTTCTAGCTCTAAACAGTTCTTGCAACAAAAGGATGTTAACTACATTCAGGAGTACACACCAAACTCTGCCACAACAGGTGTTCCGTTATATTACGCCAAGTATGATTATCAAAATTTCATACTGGCTCCCACACCAAACTCAAACTATGTGTCGGAACTCCACTACTACTATCGTCCAGTTAGCTTGGCGGATAGTAAGTTTACTTTGACAGTCAGTAACGTAACCGGAACTTTTGCTGCTAATGAAACCATAACAGGTGGAACCAGCGCAGAGAGCACGACCATCAATTCAATCACTTCAGTCACAGAATTTGTTATCATAATTCCTACCGGGACATTTACTGTGGGTGAGACAGTAACCGGAGGGACAAGTGGTGCCACAGGTGTGGTTGTGTCTACTTCTGCTGACACTACTACAACGTGGATTAGTGAGAACGCTCCAAACGCTATACTATTTGGCAGTCTTATAGAGGCATACATCTATATGAAAGGGGAGCCGGATGTCATGAAGTTGTATAGCGAGAGATTTTTGGAGGCGTTATCTAGGTTAAAAGATTACGCAGAGGCTCGTGAGAATACAGATGCGTACAGAAGGGGGTTACCAGACAGGGCTAGAACATGAAAATAGCAATAGTGGGTTTAGGGGGAAGCTATGCAGACTATATTTCAGCTAGAGTTGCTTCTCAGGAGTTTGATGAAGTTTGGGGAATAAATTGTATAGGGGCAATCATACACGTTGACAGGACGTTTATGATGGATCCTGTTACAAGATTTTTAAATACAGAAAACGCAGGCACACAGACTGGTGTTGCAAGAGAGTTCCTTGCCAAGAATACAAGACCAATCTATTCCTGTATCAAACACGCAGATTTTCCGGCAGTTGAGCTATATCCTTTGGAAGAAGTCGCGAAGGATACGGGTTTATGTTACTTCAACAACACCGTTGCATACGCTATTGCTTATGCAATATGGAAGAAAGTAACGAAGATATGTCTATTTGGCATAGATTTCACATACAAAAACGTCAATATGGCTGAGTCTGGAAGAGCTTGTGTAGAGTTCTGGTGCGCTACAGCTATTTCTAAAGGTATAAAAATAGAGATAGCGCATCGATCTGGGCTAATGGATACTAATGTTCCAGACAATGAAAAGCTGTATGGGTATCATAGACTAGAGGATCCATTGGTACAGACGGTTGAAAACGGCAGTCTTCTAATAACGAAGCAGTCAAAGATGCAGCCACCTGAACCAAAGGAAAGCGACCCCGTTATATTTGGAAGGCATGATCATGTTTGATTTAAACGTAGGAACTGTAGGAGCAGTTAACATTGTAACGTCTGAGAATGGCGGACTGTCTAACGATCAGATAGCAGATATGCTGGCTAGTAAACTGATTTACATATCAGATGAGGCACCAGAGCCTATACGTTTACAGGCAGAGGCTTTTAGAGATAGGGTTAGGAATATGGCACAGTACTATATAGAGTTGGCTAGAAAGGAAGAACGTGCTAGTATTTGCGCCAAGGTTCGTGATGCTGGTCAATTGGAACTGGCAAAAGCTATCGGGAGACTGTAATGGCAATCGCACAAGCAATGTGTACAGCATTTAAGCAAGAGCTTATGTTAGGTACACACAATTTCGCAACAAACGGTAATGCCTTTAAGCTGGCTCTATATGCAGAGGGCGGCGGCGGTAAGTCTAGCACCACAGCTACTCTTGGCGCAACAACCACAGCTTATACTACCACAGGTGAGGTAGCCAACAGCGGCTCTTACACGGCTGGTGGTGGCACTCTTACCAAAGTTGCCCCAACCACTTCTGGCACAACAGCTTTGACTGATTTTGCTGACATTAGCTTTACCACAGCTACTATTACTGCGATGGGTGCGTTGATATACAACGATACCAACAGTGACAAAGCTGTGGCTGTATTGGACTTTAGTTCTAATAAAACATCCACTTCCGGGACATTTACAGTTCAGTTCCCTACGGCAGATGCGAGTAACGCGATTATACGAATAGCCTGATGAGGTAGCTTATGTCTTTAACAGGATGGGGAAGAGGCGGCTGGGGTGAAGGCGCATGGGGACAGCCAGTCCCCGTTTCTGCAACTGGAGTTGTCGGAACTACTTCTCTAGGGTCTGTTACGGTACAGAATGTACTAGAGATTCCTGCAACTGGAGTCGCTGGTACAGGGGCGGTTGGAACTGTTAGCGTATCAGGCACAGCAGCTTTTGCTGTTACAGGTCCTGCCGCAACAAGTGCGGTAGGTACTGCGAGTGTAACGGGCGCTGCGACTTTTGCTGTTACAGGACTAGGAGCGACAGGTACAGCAGGCACAGGAACAAGCGCACCTATTGTATCTTTAGGATTTTCTGTTACAGGGGTTTCGGCAACAGGAGCGGTAGGAGAAGAAGTACTTTACAGGCCAATCGTTCCATCACAGACTCCAAACTGGTCCGGGGTATCTGTATCACAAACACCAAACTGGACGAATATAGCAGCGTAAGGACGGAAAAATGGCAAGCACCTATGTAAATGATTTAAGACTTAACGAGCTAGGTACTGGCGATGGTTCTGGTACTTGGGGAACTACAACCAATACAAACTTTGAGCTTATTGCAGAGGGTTTTGGTTTTGGCACAGAAGCCATAACTACAAATGCAGATACACACTCAAGCGTAGTGGCAGACGGTTCGACTGATCCTGTTCGTAATATGTACATAAAGTACACAGGTGCTTTAGACTCCGATTGTACAATTACAATTACGCCTAATACCATGAGTCGAGTGCATTTCATTGAAAATGCTACAACTGATAGCGGCAGTTCTGGCCCTTACAATATAATAATTAGTCAAGGATCTGGAGCAAACATCACCATACCCAATGGTGACACTAAGGTTGTTTATCTTGACGGTGCAGGGTCAGGTGCGGCAGTTGTTGATGCGTTTGCTTCTCTAAGCACTGTTGATCTTAAAGTCCAAGATGACCTCACCGTTACGGATGATGCCGCTGTTGGCGGGGCGTTGACTGTTACAGGGCTGATTACTGGAAATGCCAATCTAACATTAGGTGGCACGACGCCTACACTAACTATCGGTGATGCGGGTGCGGAAGATACAAAACTTGTATTTGATGGTAACGCTCAAGATTTTTACGTTGGTTTAGATGATAGCGCAGATGATCTAGTTATAGGTTTAGGCTCCACTGTAGGCACAACACCAGCCTTATCCATAGATGAAAACCTACTTGTGACTGTTTCAGATGACGTTAAAGTAGCTGGTAGATCAATCGGAACTATCACCACCGACAACGATGGTAGCTTTGATCTTGCTGTAAGTAACGATTTTAAATGCACACCTAGTGGTAACTTTACCCTGACATTTACTAACGGTGACGCAGGACAGTCGGGCAATATATTTTTAATTAATAGTGGTGGTCATACTGTTTCTGCACATGCCGATATAGCTATTAACGCTACTGCCCTAACAGCATTGACAACGGCTGGAACATACCATCTTGCTTACTTCTGTAGTGTAGATAGTGGCACGGCTAATACCATAGCAGTATCAGTGTCAGGAGCCTTGACCTAATGAGTTTGATTAAAGGCAATCACGCAGGACTAGGTGGCTCCGGCGCACCGGGCGGGGCTTTAGCAAGCTCTTCGATTTATAGCCACCCCATTAACCAGTCTTTGCGGTTTGAACGGGGTGACACAGCATATCTTGGTAAAACTTTTGGGTCTGCCGCATCCAGTAATCAGATATATACCTTTTCATTCTGGGCAAAACCGTGTGGTGACTATGGCACAGTACAAAATATTCTTTCCTCTATAAACGCAGGTGCAGGTACAGGGGAAGGCGCAAATAATTTTTCGTTTTATCTTGGCGGTCAATTTTATTATGGTACAGAAAACGGTGGGGAAAACGCCTATACTAAAAGGCTTTTTAATGACCACAGTGCTTGGTATCATTTTTGTGTGCAGTATGATTCAACGCAGTCTACTGCTACAGACAGGCTTAAAATATATATAAATGGTGTAAATATACCTCAAGGCTCTGATAATTGGACATCCGCAGGATTTGGATTTCCTGAAACTCCGGGTTTAAACTCAGTTATGACCAGTGTAAATCAAAATGGTCGGTTTAATTCTATAGGCGCACAAGTCACTAATGTAAGTCGTTACTATTACAATGGCTATCTTGCCGAAGTAATCATGCTGGATGGGGTGACAACAGATTGCACAGCTTTTGGTGAATTTGTAGATGGGGTTTGGATTCCTAAAGAGTACTCTGGTTCATTTGGGAACAACGGCTATCACCTTGATTTTGCGGATTCCAGTGCAATAGGTAATGATGTTTCTGGTAATAATAATGATTGGAGTGTTACTGATTTAGTAGCAAGCGATGTCGTGCCGGATAGCCCGACTAATAACTTTGCTACTTTTAATGCATTAGATGTATCAGGCACTGGTCTTACATACTCTGAAGGTAACTTAAAAGCAGAACGAACAAGCAGTAGTTTTGCACAAGCGTACAGTAGCTTCTCTTTTAATAGTGGAAAATGGTATGCTGAGTTTTTATTAGAC